TAGAAAAAGAGCAAGAGGTAGAGGAGCACTTGTTGCCAAAAGAGGAACACCATTAGGTGTTGAAGGTCAAGCAAGTGGAGAAGCAAGATCATTGTTAGGTGTAATCAAATTCATCGGCAATAAACTAGGAGTTCAGTAGTATGGGATTTATGAAACCTAAAATACCACCAGCGCCTAGTCCTGAAGAAATTGCTAGAATGCAAGACAAGATTGCACAAGAGAGAGAAGCAAGACAAATTCAGATCGAATCTGACATTAAAAGAAAAGAGGCATCAGCCGCTTTAAGATCAAAGATGAGAAAAAGAAAAGGTCGTGGAACTCTCGTAACAAAAAAAGGTGGTTCAACTTATGTTGGATTAACTGATGATCCGTTAGCACCACAAACATCGAGATCTTTACTTGGGCAAATAGGTGGTTAGTAAATTATGGAAAAATCTTTAATAAGAAAAATATTTCAACAAGCCAAAGCGGCTAGAGAAATACACGAAGACGAAATATCAGAAGCATACAAATTTACATTTCCAAACAGAGACATTTGGAGAGTGCAAGAAGGTGAAACTGATAGAACAAAATTGTTTGATGCGACAGCGGCAGACGGTGTTCAAAATTTAGTTTCTACAATCTTAACATTGTTGATACCACAAAACCAACAGTGGGCATATGTAGATGTAAGAGATGAAATCAAACCTAAAGTAGCACCTGACATTAGAAGAATGTTAGATATGTCTAACAAGGTTGTTTTTAAAACTATCCGTGATTCAAACTTTTATGTCGCGGCTTCAGAAGCACTGACTGACTGTGTAATATCAGGAACAGGTGCAATATCAATGATTGAAAGTGATAAAGGAATTGACTTCCTTGCAATACCAACACATCAATTATATTTTTTAGAAAATCACAAAGGTCAAGTAGATACAGTTTTTAGACAACATCATTTAACTGCACAGTACCTAATAGAAAAATACGGTGCTGAAACAGTTGGCAGAGAAGTTGTCACATTAGCAGAATCTAATCCACACGGCAAAGTAAAAATTTTAGAATCTTGTTTAAAAGGTCCTAGCGATGATGAAATGATGTACCGTGTTTATCTAGAAGACAAAATGGTCTTGTTAGAAGAAAAAGTTTCTCCCGCCCAAATGTTTATCGTGTTCAGATTTGGAAAAACATTGGGATCCATATGGGGAGAGTCACCTGTGAGACAGGCACTTGCACATATACGGGTAGCAAACACGGCAACCCAATTGATAATGCAACAGAGTGCGTGGGCCGGTCTTGGTGCTTGGCAAACCGATGGATCAGAATCCACTGTCAACTTCGCTAATATGAAAATTGAGCCAGGTGATGTTATTACTGTTGATTCAGAATTAAGACCAATTCCGTTTCCAGGCAACTTCAATATTACATTCCAAACTGTAGAAGATCAAAGACAAAAAGTTAGAACAATGTTGTTCAATGATGCAATTATTCCACCACAGGAATCACAGCAAATGACAGCATTTGAAGTACAGGTTAGGCAGAGTGAATTTTTTAGAAGAATAGGTCCATATGGATTAAGATTAGAAATTGAATTCCTAAGACCAATAATCAAAAATTTAATTACAAGATTACAGTTAAGAGGTGAACTACCAGAAATTATTAACGACAATAGAAGTTATGAGATTGTGGTCAACTCTGCTGTTAAAAAAGGTATTGGTATGTCTGAAATACAAAGAGACATCCAATTACTACAAATTGTATCGCAGTTGGGACCAGAAGCAGTTGCACAAGTTGACATACAAGCACTTGCAAGAAAGATATTGCGTGATGGTGATATGTCTCCTGAAGTGTTACTAGATCCTGATATGGTACAAGAAAAACTACAAGCGGCACAACAACAACAAATGCTGGCACAGGCGGCTGAACAATTACAATCGCAAGATCCAAGAACAAGCGTTCAACCAACAAGTCCGCAACCAAACTTAGAATAGAACCAAAATGAAAATGAAAGCGAACAATTATGCGTATAACAAATGGGAGCGATTACCAAACTCCTGAACAAAGACAACTGCTAAAAACAATGGCAGAAAGATGGGTTAACCATCAAAAACATATCCAAAACGGCAATCCTTTTTCAGAAAGATATTTGGATTATCTAATCAACCTCGAGCAAAACAGACCAGGCTTTGGTTACGCAGAAGGTATTGAAGATGATTCAGGTTATCTGCATTGTGTACTACTTGCAGAGATAACTGAAAATATGTGGGTCAACGAAGCAGATGCAAACATCATTGCAATATTATCTAATCAAAAATCAGAACAGAAATATCTAAAAATATTATTAAAAAGATTTTTTGATTGGGCAGACAGAAGAAATTGCACAGAAATATATTGCTTTAGTTGGTCAATGAGACCTGCATACAATCGCATATTCAAACAATTGGGTTTTGAACCTGCTGGGTATACATTCAAAAGGAAAAAGAAATGAAAGATCTAACAGAAATAAAACAAGCATACTTGGCCACATTTGGGACACCAAGAGGTCAATTAGTATTAAAAGATTTGGAGAGGATCATCAACAGCACCAGAGTAACTGCTGATGCACCTAATCCATACAGCGCCATTTACAAAGTGTCGCAACAAGCATTGATTCAAAGAATCAATAATATGATGGAGAAAGAAACTCCAAAAACTAAACTAGGAGGAAAATAAAATGGAAGAGAACCAAACTCAACAAGTAGAACAAGCAAATCCTGACAATATGGATGTCAATAGAGTAAGCACAGAAGAATCCAATGCAGGTTTGTTAAAAACAACTGACAGTGAAGCACCCAAGGACACGGGTGATAGACCTGCTTGGTTACCAGAAAAATTTAAGACTGGTGAAGACCTTGCAAAGTCATATTCTGAACTTGAAAAGAAGATGACTGATCAACCCAAAGCACCTGAAAATTATGATTGGGGTTTTGTAGACAAGATGGACCTGCAAATTAACAATGATGATGCTACTGTTAAAGAAGCAGAAACAATGTTTAGTAAACTTAATATGACGCAGGATCAAGTGGAAGGTGTGATAGCATTGTATAAAGATCAATTGGATGTTATACAAGACGCACAACCACAGGGCGTTGATCTAGAACAACAGAATGCAATATTAAAAGAAAAATGGGGCAATGAATATGATTCTAGGATAGTTGCAGTCAAGAAATTTGCAAGTAAGTATTCACCAACAACATTAACACAACCTTTGGCTAACACAGCAGAAGGTTTGCAAATAATGTATGATCTAATGTCGTCGGGCAGAACACCAAATCCAATACAAGAATCAGGTAGAACTGAAATAGACAGCATTAGCATAAGAAATCAAATTGCAGAAATGCGTAAAGATGACAAAATGAATCTACCACAAGGTGATCCTTTGGGTGATGCACATAGAAATGAATTGTATTCACTCTATGAAAAGTTGTCTAGAGCAGGCCAATAATCAATTGACACATTGTTTTAAATGTGTTATAAATACTAATGATATAGAGTTGCTGTATAGACATCTATGTCTCCTTAACTTTCAGAAATGGAAGTTTAGTTATATTGTTTAAATGTTAGCAGGGTGGGTTTCGCGGCTCACCCTGTTTTTATTATGGAAAAACAAATTTATAAAATGCAACCTAACTCAATCTTATTCGCTAGAATCCAACCTAACTCAATCTTATTCGCTTATGGCCAAGGTAAAAGAAAAAATTGAACACATCGGTGTAAAAAAAAAGACTTCCATTGGTCGTGGTAAACACAGCAAAGCAATGATGAACAAGTCCAAAAGACGATCATACAAAAAGTACAATCGCCAGGGTAAACAATAATGTCCAGAAAGACTAACACTATGATGATCGCTCTGTTGGGGACTATCCTGATGGGTCTGAGTACTTGGGCCTTGATAACAATTATAGAACTACAAACGATGGTCGCAATGATGAACCAGGAGTTGTTATCTCTTGATAAAGTTATTGGTCGTATCTACGCCCATTTAGATCGTTTAACAAAATGAGTGAGTACAGAAGTCAACAATTAACAGCACCTCGAGATGGCGTGTTTAAAATCAAGTGTGGTCCAAGTGAGACCATAATAATCGTAAAGAAAGATGAATCAATAATAGTCGAGTGGGAGCCAAGTGAGATACCTGATAGCGATTAGTCTCGTACATATATTACTTGGTGTTCTGTTCTATTCCCACTATTTCGCTGGGTAGTAACACCCCAGGTGGTGGCTTTGACCCCATTGTAGTGGTCTCTGTGTGCTTCTTTTTTTAGCCAAATATTCCAAAAACACCATATATTCCAAATATACCATATGATTGTCATAACTCAATCTTACTCACTAGCAAAAGGACAAAACTTCGTTTTGCCTAATAACTCACTTCGTTCGTTATTGATTTTATTTCTTTAGATGTGATTTAATATGATTT